ACCGAAAGGTCAACGTATGAACGTGATGGAGAAGAAGCTGCTCAGTTAACTATCCCATCTATGTATAGAAGAAGTAAAAGTAAAAGTGAAAAAATAAAAACTCCATATCAAGCAACAGGTGCAAAAGCTGTTAATACATTAGCTGCGAAACTATTAGCAGTTTTACTACCGCCAGAGCAAAGTATGTTTCAGCTTACGCTTGATACATTACAGCTTGCAAAAGAAGGTCAACCAGAATTTAGTAGTGAAATAGATAAAGCATTAAGGACTTATGAAACAGCAGTAAATAATGAGATAGATATATCTAATGATAGGGTTGCTTTGTTTGAAGCATTAAAGCATCTAATAGTAATAGGTAATGTATTGCTTTATGTAGGAGAGAAAGGCATAAAGGTATATCACATTGACAGGTTTGTTTGTCAAAGGGATGACGTAGGTAATGTAATAGAGATTATTACAAAAGAAACTGTACACATAAATGCTTTTGATGATGCGTTTATAGAAAACTTAAAACAAAAAGCAAACTATGATGAAGAGCAAATGATAGATGAAGAGATAGATGTATATACAAGAGTAGTAAGAAACGGAGATACACATAACTGGTATCAAGAATGTAAAGGTGAACGCATACCTAATACAGAAGGTGTTAGTAAAGAAGATGTATCACCATTTATTGTGTTGCGTTGGACAAGAAGGGATGGTATGAACTATGGAGAATCTTATGTGTCTGAATATAGAGGTGATCTTATAAGTCTTGAAGCATTGATGCAAGCAGTAATAGAAGCAGCAAGTGCAAGTGCAAAATGTTTGTTTCTTGTAAATCCGAATGGTGTAACCAGAGCAGCGACACTTAGCTCTGCACCAAATGGAGCAGTAAGAGAAGGACTAGCTAGTGATGTCAGTACCTTACAAGTAAACAAAGCTGCTGATTTAAGCATTGCATTTCAAGCTATACAACGTATTGAATCAAGATTAGAACACGCTTTCTTAATGGCTAAAAGCGTACAGAGGGATGCAGAGAGAGTTACAAGTACTGAGATACAAGTAATGGCAACAGAACTAGAACAGGCATTGGGTGGCATATACAGCATACTAAGTAATGAGTTCCAGCTACCTTATATCAAACGTAGAATACATATGCTTGTAAGGTCTGGTAAGTTGCAAAAACTACCTGACAATTTAGTAAAGCCTAAGATAGTTACAGGTATTAATGGTCTTGGTCGTAACTCTGATAAGGCTAGATTAATAGAATTTATAACTACAGTAGCCCAAGCATTAGGTGGAGATATACTACGTCAATACATGAATCTTGATGAAGCTATTAAGCGTTTAGCTACAAGTGTTGGCATAGATACCAATAATCTTGTAAAGTCTAGGGAAGAGATAGAACAAGAAATGCAAGCTATGCAACAGCAACAGCTTGTACAATCTTTAGGTTCTGCTGCTTTAGGTTCTAAATTAGCTGATCCTAAGAATGTTCTACAAGCCCAACAACTAGCAACGGAGCAAGCTAATGCCGAGCAAAACCCAGAAGCCTAAAAAAGAACGTGACGAAAATGGTCGTTATGTAAAACAGGAACAAGCTGTAGTAAGCAGAATTGGTGAGTATGAAGAAAATCCTACACCAGCAAAGTCAGGGGATGTCAAAACTCCACATGGCAATACAATAACTTATAGTTAATTAAAAATTATGGAATCAAAAGTAGCTGTTAATGAAACACCACCTATGTCTGCTGATGACATAGCAAAACTTGCAGAAAATGAAACAGATGAAAACGGTCTAATATTAGGCAAGTTTAAATCACAAGAAGATTTAATTGCTAGTTATAAAGAACTAGAGAATAAATTAACAGCAAAAGATTCTGATGAAGAAGTTGCTACTGAAGAAGAAGCAACTACTGAAGAAGAAGGTTATGAACAGTATTACAATCAAGATGGTACTGTTGATTATGGCAAAACAAAAGAAGTTTACGGTGAAAAATTAGGTGAATTATTTGAGGAAAATAATGTAGATCCTTTTAAAATTTCTAAGCATTTTCACGAAAACAATGGAACGATTACTGATGAAATGTATGCAGAATTAGAAAGTACAGGATTGCCTAGAACACTTATAGACTCTTACTTAACAGGTAGAGCTACAGAACAAAATTATAATACTGATGATCCTTATGATGAGATTGTAGGTATTGCAGGTGGTGAGAAGCAATACAAAGAAATGCTCATGTGGATGGATAAAACATTACCCACAGAAGAAAAACAAAGCTACAACAACATAGTTGATGGTGAAGGTTCTACAGTTACACAAGTATCTCTTGCTGTACAAAATATGTATAATAAGTACAAAGCTAGTAAAGGTATTGAGCCAGAACTAATGTCAGGTAAATCTTCTAATACACCATCTACAAATGTATTTAGGTCTAATGCAGAAGTAGTAGCTGCTATGAGAGATCCTAGATATAAAACAGATAAAGCATATCAGGATGAAATACATAGAAAACTTGCTCAAAGTAATCAAGTATTTACTGTCTCCTAATGGCTAAATCAGTAAGGCTACGCAAAGAACACAAGAGTAAAACTGGTGGTCTTACTAAAAAAGGTAGAGATAAAATAAATAGAGAAACAGGTAGCAATCTAAAAGCACCAGTAACAGGCAAAGTTAAACGTGGTAGTAAGGCTGCTAAAAGACGTAAATCTTTTTGTGCCAGAATGAAAGGTGTTAAAGGTGCTACCAGTAAAGGCGGTAAGCTAACAAGAAAAGGACTAGCTCTTAAAAAATGGAAGTGTAATTAATCAGCAGGGTCTGTTGTATTAGTTTTAGCCCATTCTAAATAATTTTGATAATCGGTATTGTCGGAGTCAAATGGAATCCAATAAGTACCTTTGTAAACAACACCTACATTTTTAGTGCCTTTTATATCTTTGAAAAATTTGTAGTCTGCCATAATTAAAATTCTGCTGAAAAGGAAACACCAGCTTTTCCAACTGTAAGCCCTGTTAATTGAAATTGTGTAGTAGCATTATAAAAATAAACACTAGATTTACTTGCGTTTGCAGTAGCACTAACAGCACTTCCTGACCCATTATCAAATCCACCATTAACTACACCATCAACTCCATTAGTAATGTTAACTGTTGGTGCTGATCTCATTTCAACAGGGTAATTAAAAGTTGCAAATTTACCATTTGGTGCTGACCATGCCTCATACATAGTTCCAATATTGGAAGCAAAATCTTGACAAAAATATCTTTGACACTTGGCTAAAGAAGTAGCGTAATCTTCGTAAGCAAAGTCGCTTACTGTATCTCCAACTTCTAGCTGTACCCCAGTAATATAAAATTCATTAGTGCTATCTGCAAAATTAACTTGTCCTGTTGCACGACCTGTATCTGTGCTATTTGCCCAAGTTTGTTGTAGTGTTCCATTATTAACTCCTGACCCTGCAACTAACCAAAACATAATTCTTAAGCCTTCGCCATTATCATTATTATCTTTACGACTACTGTTTGTATCAGCAGGGAATGTAATAACGTGCCTAGTCCATGAGTTACTCATAGTATAAGATTTTGAAACAGTACTATTTGTATTGTCTCTACCTAATAATGTGACAATATAAGTTCCTGTTTTATCTGACCTTGCGTAAAAAGATAAAGTGTACTGTTTTGCAGAAGAAGTACCTTTTGCAAAAGCCATAAGGTCTTGTCCTTCTAAACTTTGCGTTAGATAAACTTCATCTGTTGCTGCAAGTGACGTATCAGTTGTTGTACAAGATATTCTCATTGAACCTGTAAAACCATCAGGCAAAGAATGGTCAAGATTTTTTTCTATTTGAAATCTAGCAGAACTATTTTGTACATATAATTTCCATCTATCAAGTGTATAAGTATTTGCATTATTACCTACATTTTGATGTGCAACTCCCCTCTGACATACTCTCATGTCGCCATTATAAATGTGGTTATGTGTTTTACCACTAGCAGGGAGGTTAGTTAAATTTGCACCACTAATAGCTGGAAGTGTACCAGTAATATTTGCAGCAGGTACGTTGGTGAGATTAGCTGCACTAGCAGCAGGTAACGTAGCAGGGAAACGTGCATCTGGAACTGTGCCTGATGTAAGGTTGCTTGCACTTAACGCTGTAAGGTCTTTTGCTGTGTTTGCTGCTATAGCTGTATTAATTGAGTTAGCTAACTTATCTGCTGTTACTGCATCATTAGCTAGTGCTGCTGTTCCTACGCAATCAGCAGAAAAATCTGCACTTGTTATACTTGAGTTTGCTATTTTTGCTGAAGTAACAGAACCATCAGCTAATTTAGATTCCGTTATACTTCCATCTGCTACAGCACCAGCTATTTTTAACTGCCCTGCCATACTGCTATGACTACTGCATTGGTAATACAACAGATCAGGTGCATCATGCGGTACTGTAAATACTATCTCTGTACCACCTGCACCGCCATTGTTTGTTACTCCTGTGTTATAGGCATCATTAGTACCACCATTAGCAATACTGGTTTTTATATAGAAAGGATGTGCGCCACTACTATTTCTATTTTCAAAAACATAAGTATGACCTCTGCTAAGAGTTAACGTAGGGTCATTTACTGCACCTGTAAGACCTTTACCTGTAAACGTATAGTGGTTTGTACCACTAGCACCTAAGACGTATCTCAGAGTGTCCTCGATAGCTCTTGATGAAACTTGTGTTAAAGGCATTACGCTGCTACCTCCATTAATAATAGTGAACTAGCTGTATTACCACCATTTGCATCTAGTGTTTCTGCTCTGTTTACATACATAGTTCCACCATCAGGAGCTACTGATACTTGTAATTTATAAGTTGTTGCTGATGTTGTATTAGGAGAATCTAAAAAAGTGCGTGAAACTGGATCCATACAGTAGCTATCTTGCGTTCCTCTGTAAGTTCTAGCTATTGTTACTTCTTCTCCTGTTGCTGCATCCCCTACAAATAAAACAGTTGAACCTCTAAGTATATTTGCAAAAGCTCTTTTATATTGTGTAACACACATAAAATTACCTAAAGATACCATTATTAAAATCTTATTTGATGCTGAAGAAGGTGTAATAGTTGCACTTAAACCCAAATCAACCATTGATGTTGAAGTTGTAGTAAAACCAGAAGTAAGTGTTGCTTGCACAACTTGGAGAATTTTACCAACACCTCCGTTTGGAAATGAAGGCTTACCAGCACTATCTATTGTCATAGCATCACTAGATGCTGCGGTGCTTCTTATTGCGTTGGTAACTAATCTACTCATGGTTTAGGATATTTGTCCTTAGTAGCTTTGATTGCAGTAGCCCAAGTGCCTGTTGTATCTAATTTACCAGCCAACATATCTTTGTAAAGCATATCTAACTGATCTCCTATCGTTGGATAGATAGTATCTGTTGTACCATCAGCACCAGTTCTTTTTGATTTGTACGCTATCGCTGCTGCTGCATCATCTAAAGATTTTCTAGCTGCTGCTATCTTTGCATCATCAAGAGTAACTTTAGTTCCGTCAGCGTCAAATGCACCAGCAGAATCATCTATAGAAACAACAGGTTTTGCTTCTGATTTGTAAGCTTCGTAAATAGCTTCGTGGTCTAAGGCCATAATAGTTTTTCCTTTAATTATAGTAGATAGCCATTATGCTGCTATCTCCATAAGTGTTATTACAGACTCAGGTACATCTGTACCACCATTTCCACCTGCACCTATTCTCGCAGTATAACTTGTTGAATGACTTCTTAATTGAATTTTATATGTTACTGAAGATGTTGTATTAGGTGTATCTAAAAGTTGATTTACAGTAGTACCTCCAGTACCAGATTGGATTGTAGGTTGTTGATTATATCCAAATTCAAGATCTGTTGAGTCTCTTACAAGTTTTGATACACAACCAAAATTAGCTCCATTACTTGCTAAATAAGCAGAATAAAAAACAAAGATTTTATTACTTGCTGAACTTGGTGTTATTGAAAGAGTCAAACCTGTAACATCTACAAAACTTTCACTTGTAGTTGTAAAAACATCAGTTTTTCTTACTGAAACAAATTGTAGAATTTTACCTACAGACGAGTTAGTAGTAAGGATAGTACCATCACCATCACTAGGTAATTTAAGAGTACGATCAGATGCAGGGTTACTATCGGGTGCAACTATAGAAACACCATTACCACCGCTATGTAATAATTTAATTTGACTCATGCTGCTACCTCCTGTACTGTAATGCTTGAAGCTCCTCTAACTCGATCATCATTATCACTTTCTGTATGTGGCCTATTAAGATAGCAACCATCACTTGATCCCCCAAACGTATGACACCATTGAACTTTGTATGTTGTTGCTGATGTCGTAGAAGGTGAATCTAAAAAAACTGCTGTTTCAGATTGCATATCATATTTAGCATCACTCATTAAACGAATAGAACCTGTACCTCTAGTTCTGCTACCAGCAGCATCACCTATATAAATTGCAGTACTTCCTCTCATTATTCTGTAAGCAACATTTCTATTTTCATTAACACCTAGACGCATATCAACAATAACTAAAATTTTATTGCTGCTTGAAGAAGGTGTAATTGATACACTCATTCCAGATATATCTACAAAAGTAATAAGAGAAGTTGTGCTTGTTGTATCTGTCTTTGCGGTAGAAACAACTTGAAGAATTTTTCCTCCAACACCGCTTGCTAAATCCGCAGCTTGTATTATTCCATCAGGCAACCCACCTGCTGATATACCTGATACTGTACCTGACCCGTTTAATACTATTGGCATAATTTTACCCCCTAAATAATAACATAGCGTGAACCTGATGGAATAGTAACTGTTACTCCATTTGCTACTGTTATATCACCTGCACTTAAACCTGACTTATTTGTAGTCATAGTGTAATTATTTGAAATTGTTAAAGAGTTTTCTGTAATACAACCATCTGCAACTTGTGATGAAACTCCTGTAAGACCTGACCCATCACCTGCATAAGCTGTTGCTGTTAATGTGCCTGTTACAGTAACTCCACCTGTAACTGTTTCTAATTTTTTACTATTCGCAAAATAAAGTTCTAGTGCTTGATTACTTCGTTTAGAAACTAAAGTTTTTGTAGTTGTGCCAGAGGCAAAAGTTCCAAGTATCAAATCACCACTACCACCATTCATTCCAAGAATAGTAAAATCAGCACCATTTACATAAGAAATACTGTAATCACCTGTGCCTGTATGATCGCCAAATGTAAGTGCTGCACCATCAGCAAGTTCTAATTGATCTTGACTATTATCAAATAATATTTTTGTATTACCATCACTACCTTTAAAATCTACGTCTTGACCATTAGTATCTAAAGTACCGCCTAACTGTGGTGATGTGTCACTTACTAAATCTGTATTAACAGTTTCAAATGTAGGGTCAGCACCATTATTAGCTCTTAAAAATTTGCCATCATTGCTAGATGTACCATGTTCTAATTTTGCTAGTGTTATAGCTTGATCTTGTACCTTTCCTGTTGATACAGAATTGTTTTGCAGGATTGCTGTTGTTACTGTGTTGTCGCTTGGAGTTCCAATACTTACAGCAGAACCCATTACTACTGCGTGATAGCTTGCACCAGTAGCAGGTGCAGCAGCTAACTTAATTGTGCTGCTATCCAACGCAAAACCTTCTGTTGGTGTAGATGTACCAGCGTTAGGTTTTTGTATTACACCTTCTATTATTAATAATATTTGTTGTGCTGAAGTAGGTGCATTTGTAATAGTAAAGTTTGTTGTAGTGCCGTCAAATGCAGGGCTAAGTGTAGATATAAAGAAATTACCAATACTTTGCGTTTCTTCCCAAGCACTTGTACTTCCGTTATATACCATCAACTTGCCTGTGCTTGTATTGAAGAACAAGTCACCTGCATCATTATTAGTTGTAGGGTTAGAAGAACCTACCCTATATCTTTCTCCAAAATCATTTATATCTCCACTAAGACTTACAAGGTCATCTTCTTTTAAAGTTGCTTTGTGGTATGTATAGTTTTGACCTGCACCTGTAGAAACAACAAGAAATCTAATACCTGCTGCAACACTAGCTCCACGAAAGTTTGTAGCAATACCAGATATATTTACTGTCGTACCACCTACTGTCGTACCAGATGCAGTTCCAGTACTGCTAACTGCCATGCCACCTGCATCTGCAATACTTATAACTACACCTGACGCTGGTTGTGTATTAGGAAAAGAACTTTCATTTGCAATAGCTTCTAAACCACCAATAGGTGCTAACTGTGCAGCTACATAATCTACGATTGCACCACTTGTAGGAAACTTAGTATCGTCATCAGTTATAGTTGTTGCTTTCTGTAATCCATCTATTTGGTTGAGGTCTGCTATATCAGATGTCAAAGCTGTACTGTCAGCTAATTTAGAAGCTGTACCAGATTGCATACCTGCCAAAGTCTTTAGTTCTGCATCTGCAATTTTGGCATTTGTGATAGCGTTATCAGGTATTTTATTTGTAGTAACTGCGTCATCTGCCAGTTCACTACTATCAACTGAGTTTGCTGCAAGGTGACTAGCATCAAGAGGACTACCTGCTATAAGACTTTTTATTTCTGTTATTGTTTGGTCTGCGGTGGCATTGGATTCAATATTATTTAATTTTGTTTGTAAGGCATCAGTAAATGCGTTTGTATCAGAGTTTGCTTCGTAAGCTGTTTTTATTTCTGCATTTGTTTGATCTGCGGTTGCTCCTTCTTCAATACCTGATAATTTATCTGTAATCTCTTGTTGAGCAAATATAATTTGGTCACTATTAGCATCAAGGTCTGCTTCTGTTAAAACACTACCATCTGAAAAATCTACCTTCTTAGCACTTATATCTGTGTCTCTTTGAAACTTGACAGCAGCACCATTAGCAGGGGTGTTGCCAGAAGTAAAGGTAACTGTTGATCCGCTAATTGTGTAATGAGTATCTAATGTTTTTAAAACCCCTGCTACTGTTACATCTATTTCATTGTTGGCTAAAAACGAAAATGATATTGCAAAAGCATTTGTACTTCCATTACCTGTATGGGTAGTTGATGATGCTGCGGTGTTAGTAGCCATGATTACCTTGTAAAGTAGTCTTTAAATGTTTGGTTTTGTTTAATACTCTCTCTATAGTTTAATGTATCGTCAAGTTTTTTCTTAATTGCATCTTGTACAAATGGTTGATCTTGAAAATCAAAGAAAAACTTTTGTTTTCCTAATTTTTTAAAATCACTAACTATATCTCTTACACCTTCTGTTTGACCAAAATCTATATCGCCTTCTAATACAAAATCTCTAAGTCTTGCAAAGTTACCTTCTAGTCTTATAACTTTATTTTCTCTTCTATATTTTTCTAACTCTTCCATGTGTGCTTGTATATGTGGTTGTTTAAAGTACAGTAGCAATGCTTCTTTTACATTCATATTGCCATACTTTTCGTAACCTGTAGAGCCTTCTGGAAATGTTGACTCATTTATATACCTTACTAATTGATCGTAATATGCTGATGGTAAACCTGCATCCCCTTCTTCTGTAAGACCTGTTTCAAAATTAGGTATTTCAAAAGCAGTAGTAGCATTTTTTATTGGTTTTGCTGGTACATAATTTAATATTTTAAAATTAGTAATCAATGGATCATTTCTACTTGTAGAACTAACTACAAAATTTAATAAATTTAATCCTTCTTTATTAGAGTATTTTGGTACTAATTCGTTTGTAATAAATTCTCTTTCGTATGGAAACTTTCTAAACCCATCTTTTGTTCTTCCTTCTATACGACCTGTAGAATATTCATCTAATAATATTCTAAAATTTCTTATAAATGGTGACTCATCAAATCTATTACTTATTAATTTTTGACTTCTTGTTCTATTAAATTCTGCTTCAGACATAATTCCTAAATTTTTCTGTCCTAGCTGTATATCTTTTTTTATATCTTTTAAAACTCTAGGTTGTAAAGAAGTTAATATATTTCTTTGTATAAATGTAGGCATACGTTTTGGATCAGTTACAAACTTAAACATATCCTGTATGCCAAATAAATTTGCTTTGTTAAGACTTGATCTAATTCCATAATAAGCAAGCGAACTCATAAACTCACCAAAAGTTTGTTCTGGCATTTGTTGTGCCATTTGAAATAAGTTCATTTGATTTACAAAAATTTGTGATACAGGATCTAATTTTTGTATTGAAAAATAATCATATACAGGTTTACCATCTTCACCTATTTCTGGTACACCATCTTTCTCTCTTAGTATTCCTATAGACTCATTCAACTCTTTACTCATACGTTGTAATTTAAGTTCATCCCTTTCAAATTGACTACCAAAATAATTAGCACCAGTACCATTAAATATAAACTTAGGTGGATTTTCTGGATCATTTTTATTCCATCCCATTAATACTGCTATCAACGCTGGTGTTGCTAATAAATTTCCTAAAAATAATTGTCCTCTTGCCTGTCTTGCTACCAATGGATCTACACTACGAATTTCTTTTAATAACTCAGGCATAAGTAAATTAATAATTGGTGTTCTTCTCCATGCACGTTTTGTTATGTTTACTGGTGATCTAAGAAATAACATAAATCTTTTTGCTAATGGTGATGTAGAAGTAAAACGATTCATAGCATCAGCAAACTGTCCAACTATATAACCATCCCTAAACATAGGCTCTGTAAAGGTTTGTCGTTTAGAAAACTCTTTAGCACTTTGTATAGAAAAAGCTAAGTCATCATCTATTACACCTGTTTTTAATGCTTTATCTGTATGATCTAACAACAACTCTTGTGTCATCTGTAATCTATCTTTGACAAATTTTTGTAGTTCTGCACCAGTAAGACCTTGATTCATGCCATCCCTAAAAGCATGAAATGTAGTTGCACCATTTATAGCACCTGCTTGAAACATACCATCCATAGTAGTCATAGTCTTACTACCAGCCCTCATAGTGCCTTGTACTGCTTTGCTGTCTAACAATGCACCTACAGCTTCACCTAGTGGTGTTTCACTAAACTCTATATCTGAAAAAGGTATTTTACCTTGCAACATTTGACTACTAAATGCTCTTTCACTTACGTTTTCTAATTTTGTATTTCTTGGATTTAATACGTTCATATCATGTAACCATGATTGCTTTGCTACTTCTTCTATAAATTGATAATCAGAAAATAATCCTGTAAATGCTGCAAGATTTTCTTCTAACATACGCTTATCACCTTTAAATAATTTCATAAGCATTACAGGATCAGACATCATATCTGCACCAAAAAACACCGCTTCTAATGCGTTTGACGTAAAGTTGATAGTCATTGTTGTAGGATGCAGCAGCAGCAAATTAATACTTAAATCATTTAGTGGATGCAGTATTTTGTCATTTAATATATTGACTAATAAACCTCTTTCAAATAACTTTTGTAGTTTTCTTGGATCTCCCTCTGCTCTGTTTAATGTGCCAAACAATCTATCAAGACGACTATAATCGCCTGTTTTCATAGCTTCTGTATGTGTTTTTGTTAATTGATCTTGAAAATCACTAAAACGCTTAGAGTAATTAGCTTGTGAAAATACAACTTCTTCTTTTAGTTTTACTCTTAATGCAAACTTTTCTGTTGGTGATAATTTAGCCCATTCTTCTGGTGTTACTCCAATAGTATCAATCTGCAAAGCCTTTAGACCTTGACCTGTCTTACTACCTATAGGTACTGCTATTTCTATCCATTCATCTATTTCTTTCATGTTATCTAACACCTTTATCATATTTGCATCAACAAAACCGTAATCTTCATTTTTTATAGCCATCTTTAATTTCTTACTTAACTGTGTATTCTTATTTGCCATAAGAGTTATCTGTTCTGCTAATGCGTAGTTAAGTTCATCTAATGGTTCTATATCTAATATTTGTGCCATAGCCTGACCTCTAGCTTTTAGTTCTGCTGTATTAGATAACAAAGCAATAGAGTTTTCTATCATAGTTCTCATGCTTTTTACTTTGCCTAATGTGCCATCACGCTTAAGAGATTTTATTCTTGCTAATAAATAACTAAACTTCTCGAACTGCTTTCTTTGATGTGGCAAGTTCATAAAGTCATCAGGGTCTATACTCCCTGCTTCCCTACTATTGTCACCACCTCTACCATCACCAGCCTGTCCACCTATACCTCTGCGATCTGGTCTATTCTTACCTCTCTTATATGTAATAAAATCAACCTTATTCATGTCGTCAAAATTACGATATTCCAAAGGTAGTTCTGATACTTTTGTTTGAAATCTACTGCTGTTAAAATCATTAAATATTTTTGTTGTCCTAGTATCACCAAACTTTGCTCTTACATTTGCCATTATCTCTCTAAAAAATTCTTGTACTTCTTGACCTAATCTTTTCCATGTACCTATCTCTGCATCAGGTAATCTTCCGTTAAATTCATAAAACTCATCAACCATAGTTTCTGCAAAGTATTCATCTATATTTGTGTATCTATAATTTTCGTTAGTAAATTTATTTGCTTCAAAATAATCATTAGCTAATTTCTTAAACAACTTACTATCATTAGCTTTTTGTAAATTGTTATTAGTTATCTCTCTATTTATTCTGCTTCTTATTGATCTCCTATAATTATCTGCATCAAATCTTTTTGAGCTAATTTTTTCTAACAAATCCTCTAGTTCTACTTTATTTACAAATTCTTTTTTATTAGCATCAAAATTTTGCAAATATATATTTCTTTTTTTTGCAAATTCTTTTCTTAATTTTGCAACTTCATTTGTAGGTAAAAATCTTGACAATGTATGCCATAACTCATGTACATAAGTACTTTTAAAATCACCCTCTTCAAATATTTTGCTGTTGATTTCTACTAATTTATTTTCAAAATTAAATCTACCAGCAGCACCAATCTTACTGTTAAGACTAAAAGCAACATCATTTAATCTACCGCTACCAATATTATCAAGAAAATTATTTAATATTTGTGCATCATCATCAGATAACTGCTGAAACTTAATAGCTGGTAATGTTACTTTGTTGCCTGATTTACTTGTGAGAGTTCTTGCTTCTTCAAAAGTATTTCTAAAATTAAGAAACTTAAGTCTTTGTTTTAAATAATCCTTGCCACGATTACCTATAAGTCCTTGTCCAGAATCTAACTTTGTCTTAAAAGGTACTGCCTTCTCATCAAATTTTTTAATATCAAGCAGTTGCTTAAGATTTTCTTCTGTCAGATTATTATTATCATCTAACTGTGCAATAGCTCTATTAATAGCATTTAATCCGTCTATATCTTCTTCTGCAAGACTTTCTACAATAATGTCATTTCTTTTATATAACTGATCTAGCTTTTGGTCTAAATCTAGCTCATTCCATTTTACCTCGTCTAAATATTCATAGTTTATAAAAGGTGTAAAACCTCGTCTATTTGCAAGACCCTCTGTAATTCTTGCTAATAGTTGTGGATTAGATTTTATACTTTTTAGACGTTGTATCGTACCGTCAACTAAAAACTCACCTAGTTCTAATACTTCACCTGCTGCATCTTTAAAACCTATCTTCCCTGCTCTATTAAGACCTCTTACACCTGAGTAACCAAACTGAAATGGTAAACCTTCTGCAAGTGCAACTTTTAATTTTGCTTGGATAAACCCTTCTTCTTTTGGATCTGTTGCAAGTAAGAATCTATAAAAAGCTGTATCTAATTGTGGTACTGCTTCTACTAATGGTTCAAATGCTTGAAAGAAATTATCTTCTTCTGCATCTAAAAATAACAAAGAACTAGCAATATCTTCACCTGCACCTATAGCTCTGTTATATAAAAAGTTTTTTGCATTTCTAAGATTAAAACCTTTAAGACTATAATCAACTTTTCTTACATCAAACTTACCCATTTTAGTAACAGGATTTATACCACCAGTAGCAGTATTACCTACGTTTCTCATCAAGTTTCCACCAACAACAAACCTAGTCATTATGCTTGCTGTCTTAAATATGTTTCCGTTACCATCTTCGGGATCAACGTCTGTTAATTTTCTAGTAATAGCGTCAATATCAAACAACTCATATTCTTTATATGGCAAGCCACCCATTTGCCTAAATAAATTGATACCACCCTCATGTAACTCATTTAGAGCCATAGGATATGCTGCAAAAAATCCTCTTACTACCTGTCCTACAGCGTTGTCAGCATTTTCTTCTGCAAACTTTAATTGATCTCGTCTAAACTTTAATGCTTTCTCTTTGTTGTTTGCTAACTTATTATTAAATTTATTTTGTAAATTAGAAGGTAGTATCTTAGATACACCTTTATATATTTTTTGATTAAACTGGTTGTCATAATTTAATTCATACTCTTTATATTTTTGTTCATAAAAATCTTCTTTTTCAGTTGTATCATCCATTTCAAAAAAACCTTCACCATCTTTTACCGTAAATACACCTTTATCTAGTTCATCTATAGATTGCAATAAATCTTGTGTTTGCTTTTCTCCTGTTACCTCAAGAGTACCTTCTGCTGGTATCTCATTACCATCATCCTCAAATAAATTACTTGGTGTTTGTGTCATTACTTACCTGTAAGTTGTTTACGAGCTAGTTGTAATTTTGCCTTTAATGATACTAAGTCTATATTAGCTTTGTTTCCAGCTTCGTCACCATCATAAAATCCTTTACCGTTTGCCATAGGTGCTGCTGCAAATTCTTTTGCTATATCTAATAATGCTGCATCTAAATCATCTGACTTGCCTAATATATAATCTCTTGCATCATATCTAATACTATTCATAATCCTCGCCCAGAATAATCTATCTTGTACATCTACAGTAAACTTATCATTTACAGATAAACCAGCAACTTTCATAGACTCTTTCAATGGTTCTAACTGGAATTGATAAGCACCAGCAGCACCATATTTAGCGTTTTCTAAATCATTTATAACATCACCTAACGTTGTACTATCTAATCCTTCTACGACACCTGACTTATAACCAAATGGCTTGCCATAATTTACAGCAGTATAATTATTACTTGACTCACCACCTCTAATAATTGCAGCCAATCCACCGTAATCTGTAAATGGTTTTATATCACTCGATCTAAAATCAAATAATGTATTTACAGGATTAACTGGTATTAACAATCTCTGATCTATGTTTATAAGTGATGGATCTTTAATGTTATTTAGTTTGACAATATCATCAACATTTACGTTGTATTGTTCTGCTATATCATATAAATTATCACCTGACTTAACAATATGTGTTAA